CTAAATCAGTAAGTTGGCAGCATCACCATCTACGCCTTCCCTGAAAAATAGTTTCCCAGCCACTCCACATTTACTTGAAGGGCAGGTATGTCTTTCCGTTCGATCAACAACAACCCAAAGTCTTGATTCATTTTTTGCCATTGCCGATGGTATTTGAGATGAGACAATTAACGTAAGCCCTAAAATTAGTATTGATTTTTTCATTGTAATTTCCTTTTACTTTTTACAAAGCGTTTAATCATGGCTGATTATCTTTAAGCGTAGTAACAGCCTTGTGCGAAACATGTTACCAAATCGCCATTTCAGTGTATCCGCAGTTAGGCTGCCACTTCAAGGATTCCTAATTACATGGTACGTAAGCGTAAAATCCCGTTGGTTGTCGGGTAATAACTCTGATCAAATCTCCCTTGTCTTTTGCTCTTACGTATGCAGCTCTTGTGTATTCAACCCAGGCCTCCAGTTCAGCAATACGCTTACTTCCATCCGAGATAACACCTTCTACTCACGCTGCTCGTTGAGTTTTGATTTTTGCTGTCTCCAGCTCAACACGCAGTTTCCTCACCGTTAGCGCAATATCCTCGTTCTCCTGGTCGCGGCGTTTGATGTACTGCTGGTTTCTTTCCCGTTCATCCAGCAGTGTCAGCACAATCGATGGTGTTACCAGCTCATGGAAAAGGTCCGCGTCAAATCCCCAGTTGTCATGCATTGCCTGCTCTGCCGCTTCACGCAGTGCCTGAGAGTGAATTACGCTCACTTCGAACCTCTCTGTTTACTGATAAGTTCCAGATCCTCCTGGCAACTTGCACAAGTCCGACAACCCTGAACGGCCAGGCGTCTTCGTTCATCTATCGGATCGCCACACTCACAACAATGAGTGGCAGATATAGCCTGGTGGTTCAGGCGGCGCATTTTTATTGCTGTGTTGCGCTGTAATTCTTCAATTTCTGATGCTGAATCAATGATGTCTGCCATCTTTCATTAATCCCTGAATTGTTGGTTAATACGCTTGAGGGTGAATGCGAATAATAAAAAAGGAGCCTGTAGCTCCCTGATGATTTTGCTTTTCATGTTCACCGTTCCTTAAAAACGCCGTTTAACATGCCGATTGCTAGACTTAAATGAGTCGGTGTGAATCCCATCAGCGTTACCGTTTCGCGGTGCTTCTTCAGTACGCTACGGCAAATGTCATCGACGTTTTTATCCGGAAACTGCTGTCTGGCTTTTTTGATTTCAGAATTAGCCTGACGGGCAATGCTGCGAAGGGCGTTTTCCTGCTGAGGTGTCACTGAACAAGCCCCATGTCGGCAAGCATAAGCACACAGAATATGAAGCCCGCTGCCAGAAAAATGCATTCAGTGGTTGTCATACCTGGTCTCTCTCATCTGCTTCTGCTTTCGCCACCATCATTTCCAGTTTTTGTGAAAGGGATGTGGCTAACGTATGAAATTCTTCGTCTGTTTCTACTGGTATTGGCACAAACCTGATTCCAATTTGAGCAAGGCTATGTGCCATCTCGATACTCGTTCTTAACTCAACAGGAGATGCTTTGTGCATACAGCCCCTCGTTTATTATTTATCTCCTCAGCCAGCCGCTGTGCTTTCAGTGGATTTCGGATAACAGAAAGGCCGGGAAATACCCAGCCTCGCTTTGTAACGGAGTAGACGAAAGTGATTGCGCCTACCCGGATATTATCGTGAGGATGCGTCATCGCCATTGCTCCCCAAATACAAAACCAATTTCAGCCAGTGCCTCGTCCATTTTTTCGATGAACACCGGCACCATCTCGTCAAAACTCGCCATGTACTTTTCATCCCGCTCAACCACGACATAATGCGGTCCTTCACGCTTCATACGCGGGTCATAGTTGGCAAAGTACCAGGCATCTTTTCGTGTCACCCACATGCTGTACTGCACCTGGGCCATGTAAGCCGACTTTATGGCCTCGAAACCACCGAGCCGGAACTTCATGAAATCCCGGGAGGTAAACGGGCATTTCAGCTCAAGGCCATTGCCGTCACTGCATAAACCATCGGGAGAGCAGGCGGTGCGCATACTTTCGTCGCGATAGATGATCGGGGATTCAGTAACATTCACGCCGGAAGTGAATTCAAACAGGGTTCTGGCGTCGTTCTCGTACTGTTTTCCCCATGCCAGCGCCTTAGCATTAACTTCCGGAGCCACACCGGTGCAAACCTCAGCCAGCAGGGTGTGGAAGTAGGACATTTTCATGTCAGGCCACTTCTTTCCTGAGCGGGGCTTGGCTATCACGTTGTGAACTTCTGAAGCGGTGATGACGCCGAGCCGTAATTTGTGCCATGCATCATCCCCCTGTTCGACAGCTCTCACGTCGATCCCGGTACGCTGCAGGATAATGTCCGGTGTCATGCTGCCACCTTCTGCTCAGTGGCTTTCTGTTTCAGGAATCCAAGAGCTTTCACTGCTTCGGCCTGTGTCAGTTCTGACGATGCGCGAATGTCGCGGCGAAATATCTGGGAACAGAGCGGCAATAAGTCGTCATCCCATGTTTTGTCCAGGGCAATCAGCAGAGTGTTAATCTCCTGCATGGTTTCATCGTTAACCGGAGTAATGTCGCGTTCCGGCTGACGTTCTGCGGTGTATGCGGTATTTTCGACAATGCGCTCGGCTTCATCCTTGTCATAGATACCAGCAAATCCGAAGGCCAGACGGGCACACTGAATCATGGCTTTATGCCGTAACATCCGTTTGGGATGCGACTGCCACGGCCCCGTAATTTCTCTGCCTTCGCGGGTTTTGAATGGTTCGCGGCGGCATTCATCCATCCACTCGGTAACGCAGATCGGATGATTACCGGTTCGCTACCAGGGAAGAACGGGAAGGAAAGGTGAGCACGAATCTGATTTTCAAGGAGTGTCGCCAGAGTGCCGCGATGAAGCGGGTGTTGGCATTTTATCGCGGCAATTTTCAATAGACTATGTACATAAAAATATCATTTTTTTAATACATGTCTAATTATTGGACGAAATTGGTTTTTGCTTTGGTTTAGTTAGCCTAGCAATCAAGCCAGAGGCAATAATGATGATCCAAGCAATTTGATGCAATGCTACTCCAATATAAGAACCTTTATAGATAATAAAGGCATAGATCGCTAGAAACGAAATAAATATCCATAACGAAAGTTGATAAATTTTGGCGCGCATATTTAATCCAATCAATCAGAAAGACGAGTAATCATAGAGGTACTATCACCCGGGTAACTATTGCTATTATGAACGGATAGGATAGAGGCTTCAATAACATATGCATCAAGTATGATGGAATATGTAGGTGAAAATGACTTGTGTCAAATTTGTGGAAATGAGTACCATGTTTCTCTGAAATTGATGTCGTTAATGGCTAGTGATAGTGAACTTTTTTACTTTATAATTCCTTTGGTTATAACAATAAGGTAAATTTATGAAGAAGATAATATTATTAGCCATGATTATTGGTTCTTTAACAGGTTGCGCTAGTGTGCCACCATTGAATTTTTCAACACCTAACGTGGGAGTTAGCCAGAAAAAAATAGATGCTGAAATTAAGTCATTAACGGTATCACTTGCTCGTCCAGATGAGCAGAAAGGGGATATCACTGCTGGTATGGAGGCTATAACTCCAATTTGGCGTGAATCTTTGCAGGAAGCACTCGACCGAATGACTATTTTTCGTGATAGTTCACCAAATACGGTTAGCTTAAATGTTAAAGTGTTGGCTCTTGACGTTCCTGCTTTTGGTGTTTCAATGACAACTAAAGCAATTGCAAGGTATGAAATAATCAACCGTGCGAATGGTGATATTATATATACGCAGGATATTGAGTCTACCGGTACTGTTCCAGCCAGTTACGCATTCTACGGTATTGTTCGAGCACGCGAATCTGTTAATCGCGCGGTGCAAAACAACATAACGCAGTTCTTGCAAGCATTAGAAAGTGTTGATCTTTCTCGTCCAATGTTTCCTGTTAGGGTAGCTAAATGAAGCGATTATTCGTAATTGCTCCACTCTTAGTGTTGGTTGGATGCGCACAAAATATATCGCCAAATAGTTATTCTGTTGGCTCTGTGGGCATGGTTAATCGAACTATCGCTGGTACAGTTATTAGTGCTAGGGGGGTTGATATCAGTGGGACTTCCGCGTTAGGCGGGACTGCTGGGGCTGCCGTGGGGGCAACCGCTGGTTCTGCGCTTGGTGGGGGAGTTCGTTCTAATATCGTTGGTGCCGTTGGTGGTGCAGTCATTGGTGGTATTGCCGGGGCAGCAATCGAATCTTCAGCAACAAAACAAACAGGCATGGAATATGTTGTCGAAACTGAGAATGGGAATTTAATGACCATTGTTCAAGGCAAAGATCCGTTATTTACTCAAGGAAGTAAGGTCCTTGTTTTATACGGAAACCCTTCTCGCATAATAACAGACCCGCGTCACTAACATACCTTTTGATTTTGTAAAATCAATTCGTAATAATAAAGTCATCGGAGCTTGAACAACTCCGGTGACTTCTGCGCTAAACGGGGACGTTTATGCGCACATACAATCCAAACTCTCTTCTCCCTTCACAGATGCAGAAATGCACCTGCGATTTTTTGCATCCAGCGTCTGACCTCTGCGGAGGTGAAGCGTGAACCTACCACAAGATGGCATCAAACTGCATCGCGGTAACTTCACCGCTATCGGCCAGCAGATCCAGCCTTATCTGGAGGACGGAAAATGCTTTCGCATGGTGCTTAAACCGTGGCGTGAGAAACGCAGTCTTTCCCAGAATGCACTCAGCCACATGTGGTACAGCGAAATCAGTGAATACCTCATCAGCAGGGGGAAATCGTTCGCTACCGCAGCATGGGTAAAAGATGCTCTCAAACACACATACCTCGGTTATGAAACCAAGGACCTGGTTGATGTCGTAACCGGCGAAATCACTACTATCCAGTCGTTACGCCATACCTCCGATCTTGATACCGGAGAGATGTATATCTTCCTGTGTAAGGTTGAAGCCTGGGCGGTGAATATTGGCTGCCACCTGACTATTCCGCAGAGCTGCGAGTTCCAGCAGCTCCGCGACAAACAGGAGGCGTAATGGCTACACCGCTTATTCGTGTCATGAACGGACACATCTACAGAGTACCAAATCGTCGTAAGCGTAAACCGGAGCTGAAGCCTTCCGAAATACCAACACTGTTCGGATATACCGCCAGCCTGGTTGATAAAAAATGGTTGCGACTGGCAGCAAGGAGGAGTCATGGCTGATTTGAGAAAAGCAGCGCGTGGTCGGGAATGCCAGGTAAGAATCCCTGGCGTATGTAATGGCAACCCTGAAACGTCTGTACTGGCACATATCCGGCTGACTGGATTGTGCGGCACCGGTACGAAACCGCCAGACCTGATTGCCACCATTGCATGTTCTGCCTGCCACGACGAAATCGACCGCCGCACACATTTTGTCGATGCTGCATATGCAAAAGAATGCGCGCTGGAAGGTATGGCGAGAACACAGGTTATCTGGCTGAAAGAGGGGGTTATTAAGGCGTGAATACCTACAGCATCACATTACCCTGGCCTCCGAGCAATAATCGCTATTACCGCCATAATCGCGGGCGCACACACATCAGCGCAGAAGGGCAGGCATACCGCGATAACGTCACCCGAATCATTAAAAACGCAATGCTGGATATCGGCCTGGCTATGCCAGTGAAAATCCGTATTGAGTGCCACATGCCGGATCGCCGTCGCCGTGACCTGGATAATCTGCAAAAAGCCGCTTTTGACGCACTCACCAAAGCAGGTTTCTGGCTGGATGATGCTCAGGTCGTTGATTACCGCGTTGTGAAGATGCCTGTTACCAAAGGTGGGAGGCTGGAACTGACCATCACCGAAATGGGGAATGAATGATGTTTGAGTTTAATATGGCAGAACTTCTTCGCCACCGCTGGATGCGCCTGCGCTTATATCGTTTCCCCAGTTCTGTTTTGACCGATTACCGAATACTGAGGAATTACGCCAAAACCCTGACAGGAGCAGGAGTATGAAGTCAGAGATAACAATCAACTAATACTGTTTTATTGATTTTTGCTTGTAATTGGCGTTCTGGTCTGATTTTTGTGGAGTAAGTTGATGCGTGATATTCAGATGGTTCTTGAGCGTTGGGGAGCGTGGGCGGCTAATAATCATGAAGATGTGACCTGGTCGTCCATTGCCGCCGGTTTTAAGGGATTAATTACTTCAAAAGTAAAATCTCGCCCGCAATGTTGTGACGATGACGCGATGATCATTTGCGGGTGCATGGCCCGTCTGAAAAAGAACAACAGCGATTTGCACGATTTATTAGTAGATTATTATGTAGTCGGTATGACATTCATGTCACTGGCAGGTAAGCATTGCTGCTCTGATGGTTATATCGGGAAAAGGTTACAGAAGGCTGAGGGTATAATTGAAGGGATGTTAATGGCATTAGATATCCGGTTAGAGATGGATATCGTTGTTAATAACTCTAATTAATATGCCAATTGTTTACTAAAAATTATTAAAAATGGGGCGTTGAGACGCCCCCAAAAATAAAGGGTAATATATAACAGAAGGTTTATATAGTTAGAAGCAAGGTTGTGCTCCTAAAGGAAGTGGCTTGAGGGAGCCACTTATATGTTGGGGAGGCAAAGCCTCCCGCAACATATCTTTTAGTAATCAAATTAGAACTGGTAAACCATACCTACAGCAACGATATCATCGGTAGCAACGCCAGATGCTTTCGTGAAATCGCTCTTATCAATCAGGTTGATTTTGTAATCAACAAAAGTGGACATATTTTTGTTGAAGTAATAGGTTGCACCTACATCAATATATTCAACCAGGTCCTGATCACCCCACGCACCCAAGTCTTTTCCTTTAGATTGCAGGTAAGCAACGGACGGACGCAGACCGAAGTCGAACTGATATTGTGCAACTACTTCGAAGTTTTGTGCTTTGTTGGCAATATGGTTATTACCAAAAACAGTCATGTTCTGGGTTTCAGAATAGGTGGTAGCCAGATAGATGTTGTTCGCATCATATTTCAGACCAGCTGCCCATACTTCAGCATTTTGACCAGATGCATTCAGGCTGTTGTTACCGTAGATAACCTGATTATTAGTGCGGTCAGATTTAGCATAGGTTGCACCTACACCGAATCCTTCATACTCATAAGTAGTGGAGAAACCGAAACCATCACCATTAGCTTCAGTTACGTCAGTGCGGTCATTTTTACCCTGATACTGAGCAGCAAAGTTCAGACCATCAACCAGACCAAAGAAGTCATTGTTACGATAAGTTGCAACACCTGTGGTGCGACCAGTCATGAATACATCTGTTTGGGTCCAGGTATCGCCACCGAATTCTGGCAGAACGTCGGTCCATGCACCAATATCGTATGCTACACCGTAGTTACGGCCATAATCGATGGAGCCGTAGTCACCGAATTTCAGGCCAGCGAAGGCAAGACGGGTTTTATCTTTGGAGGAACCTTGAGATTCAGCGCGGTTGCCTTTGAATTCATATTCCCACTGACCGAAACCAGTCAGTTGATCGTTGATTTGGGTTTCACCTTTGAAGCCAAGACGGGCATAAGTAGTATCACCATCATCTGCATCATTAGAGGAGAAGTAGTGCTTAGCATTAACTTTCCCGTACAGATCCAGCTTGTTACTGTCTTTATTATAAATTTCAGCTGCCTGAGCAGACATCGCCATCAGTACTGATGCAGCTACAGCAGAAATTGCCACTGTTAATTTTTTCATCGTGAGCCCTTTTTTTGAACTATTATTAAAAAATGATGTCACTGCGCGATAAATATTCATCTAATCAATGTGATTATTTCAAGATGTAAGTTTTGGTTTCTCATTTGATTTGTGAAGTAGATCTCTATTTTTATCTGAACTTTTTCTATCGAATCCTATTCATGGCTCTTGGCTGAATAAAAATAAATCTATTAGCCAATTTATATTAATGGCTGTTATTTATGAGTGCTCTATAATTTGAAGATTCAATTTAAACCAGCTAAAAATAACGCTGGAAATTATTTGTTGGTTATTTGTTGAGATTTGCTTATGTATTTGTAGTGGTGTTTTCAATACTCGGTAGCATTCTCGCAAATATCATTTAGTGGTTTACGTACGTAAAAAATTGGTTATGCTGTTAAGAGTGGTTACTTCGTCACACAGCTTAAACCCGCCGTCGAGCGGGTTTTTCCATTTTTTGAGTCTCGATATTAGCTGATAACCCAATACCTGAGTTATTCACTGACTCCGAGTCTGTTACGTTTCTGCTTTTTTGCGATACGTTGTATTCCCTCAATTTACACCCGCTTTGTCTGCGAGGTGGGGTTATGAAATCCATGGATAAGTTAACAACGGGTGTCGCCTATGGCACCTCAGCAGGTAGTGCCGGTTACTGGTTTTTACAGCTGCTCGATAAAGTCACGCCCTCACAGTGGGCAGCAATAGGTGTGCTGGGTAGCCTGGTATTTGGCCTGCTGACGTACCTGACAAACCTTTATTTCAAGATTAAAGAAGATAAGCGCAAGGCTGCGAGAGGTGAATAATGCCTCCATCATTACGAAAAGCCGTTGCTGCTGCTATTGGTGGCGGAGCAATTGCTATAGCATCAGTGTTAATTACTGGCCCAAGTGGTAACGATGGTCTGGAAGGTGTCAGCTACGTACCATACAAAGATATCGTTGGCGTATGGACTGTATGTCACGGACACACCGGAAAAGACATCATGCTCGGTAAAACGTATACCAAAGCAGAATGCAAAGCACTCTTGAATAAAGACCTTGCCACTGTCGCCAGACAAATTAACCCGTACATCAAAGTCGATATACCGGAAACAACGCGCGGCGCTCTTTACTCATTCGTTTACAACGTGGGTGCTGGCAATTTCAGAACATCGACGCTTCTTCGCAAAATAAACCAGGGCGATATCAAAGGCGCATGTGATCAGCTACGTCGCTGGACATATGCTGGCGGTAAGCAATGGAAAGGTCTCATGACTCGTCGTGAGATTGAGCGTGAAATCTGTTTGTGGGGTCAGCAATGAACAGAGTAACCGCGATTATCTCCGCTCTGGTTATCTGCATCATCGTCTACCTGTCATGGGCTGTTAATCATTACCGTGATAACGCCATTACCTACAAAGCCCAGCGCGACAAAAATGCCAGAGAACTGAAGCTGGCGAACGCGGCAATTACTGACATGCAGATGCGTCAGCGTGATGTTGCTGCGCTCGATGCAAAATACACGAAGGAGTTAGCTGATGCGAAAGCTGAAAATGATGCTCTGCGTGATGATGTTGCCGCTGGTCGTCGTCGGTTGCACATCAAAGCAGTCTGTCAGTCAGTGCGTGAAGCCACCACCGCCTCCGGCGTGGATAATGCAGCCTCCCCCCGACTGGCAGACACCGCTGAACGGGATTATTTCACCCTCAGAGAGAGGCTGATCACTATGCAAAAACAACTGGAAGGAACCCAGAAGTATATTAATGAGCAGTGCAGATAGAGTTGCCCATATCGATGGGCAACTCATGCAATTATTGTGAGCAATACACACGCGCTTCCAGCGGAGTATAAATGCCTAAAGTAATAAAACCGAGCAATCCATTTACGAATGTTTGCTGGGTTTCTGTTTTAACAACATTTTCTGCGCCGCCACAAATTTTGGCTGCATCGACAGTTTTCTTCTGCCCAATTCCAGAAACGAAGAAATGATGGGTGATGGTTTCCTTTGGTGCTACTGCTGCCGGTTTGTTTTGAACAGTAAACGTCTGTTGAGCACATCCTGTAATAAGCAGGGCCAGCGCAGTAGCGAGTAGCATTTTTTTCATGGTGTTATTCCCGATGCTTTTTGAAGTTCGCAGAATCGTATGTGTAGAAAATTAAACAAACCCTAAACAATGAGTTGAAATTTCATATTGTTAATATTTATTAATGTATGTCAGGTGCGATGAATCGTCATTGTATTCCCGGATTAACTATGTCCACAGCCCTGACGGGGAACTTCTCTGCGGGAGTGTCCGGGAATAATTAAAAACGATGCACACAGGGTTTAGCGCGTACACGTATTGCATTATGCCAACGCCCCGGTGCTGACACGGAAGAAACCGGACGTTATGATTTAGCGTGGAAAGATTTGTGTAGTGTTCTGAATGCTCTCAGTAAATAGTAATGAATTATCAAAGGTATAGTAATATCTTTTATGTTCATGGATATTTGTAACCCATCGGAAAACTCCTGCTTTAGCAAGATTTTCCCTGTATTGCTGAAATGTGATTTCTCTTGATTTCAACCTATCATAGGACGTTTCTATAAGATGCGTGTTTCTTGAGAATTTAACATTTACAACCTTTTTAAGTCCTTTTATTAACACGGTGTTATCGTTTTCTAACACGATGTGAATATTATCTGTGGCTAGATAGTAAATATAATGTGAGACGTTGTGACGTTTTAGTTCAGAATAAAACAATTCACAGTTTAAATCTTTTCGCACTTGATCGAATATTTCTTTAAAAATGGCAACCTGAGCCATTGGTAAAACCTTCCATGTGATACGAGGGCGCGTAGTTTGCATTATCGTTTTTATCGTTTCAATCTGGTCTGACCTCTTTGTGTTTTGTTGATGATTTATGTCAAATATTAGGAATGTTTTCACTTAATAGTATTGGTTGCGTAACAAAGTGCGGTCCTGCTGGCATTCTGGAGGGAAATACAACCGACAGATGTATGTAAGGCCAACGTGCTCAAATCTTCATACAGAAAGATTTGAAGTAATATTTTAACCGCTAGATGAAGAGCAAGCGCATGGAGCGACAAAATGAATAAAGAACAATCTGCTGATGATCCCTCCGTGGATCTGATTCGTGTAAAAAATATGCTTAATAGCACCATTTCTATGAGTTACCCTGATGTTGTAATTGCATGTATAGAACATAAGGTGTCTCTGGAAGCATTCAGAGCAATTGAGGCAGCGTTGGTGAAGCACGATAATAATATGAAGGATTATTCCCTGGTGGTTGACTGATCACCATAACTGCTAATCATTCAAACTATTTAGCCTGTGACAGAGCCAACACGCAGTCTGTCACTGTCAGGAAAGTGGTAAAACTGCAACTCAATTACTGCAATGCCCTCGTAATTAAGTGAATTTACAATATCGTCCTGTTCGGAGGGAAGAACGCGGGATGTTCATTCTTCATCACTTTTAATTGATGTATATGCTCTCTTTTCTGACGTTAGTCTCCGACGGCAGGCTTCAATGACCCAGGCTGAGAAATTCCCGGACCCTTTTTGCTCAAGAGCGATGTTAATTTGTTCAATCATTTGGTTAGGAAAGCGGATGTTGCGGGTTGTTGTTCTGCGGGTTCTGTTCTTCGTTGACATGAGGTTGCCCCGTATTCAGTGTCGCTGATTTGTATTGTCTGAAGTTGTTTTTACGTTAAGTTGATGCAGATCAATTAATACGATACCTGCGTCATAATTGATTATTTGACGTGGTTTGATGGCCTCCACGCACGTTGTGATATGTAGATGATAATCATTATCACTTTACGGGTCCTTTCCGGTGATCCGACAGGTTACGGGGCGGCGACCTCGCGGGTTTTCGCTATTTATGAAAATTTTCCGGTTTAAGGCGTTTCCGTTCTTCTTCGTCATAACTTAATGTTTTTATTTAAAATACCCTCTGAAAAGAAAGGAAGCGACAGGTGCTGAAAGCGTGCTTTTTGGCCTCTGTCGTTTCCTTTCTCTGTTTTTGTCCGTGGAATGAACAATGGAAGTCAACAAAAAGCAGCTGGCTGACATTTTCGGTGCGAGTATAAGTTCTGATTAGCCAGGTAACACAGTGTTATGACAGCCCGCCGGTTCAGGCGGGCTTTTTTGTGGGGTGAATATGGCAGTAAAGATTTCAGGTGTACTGAAAGACAGCACAGGAAAACCGGTACAGAACTGCACAATCCAGCTGAAAGCAAAACGTAACAGCACCGCGGTGGTGGTGAACACGCTGGCCTCAGAAAATCCGGATGAAGCCGGGCGTTACAGCATGGACGTTGAGTACGGTCAGTACAGCGTTATTCTGTTGGTGGAAGGATTCCCGCCGTCACATGCCGGGACCATCACCGTGTATGAAGATTCCCGACCCGGTACGCTGAATGATTTTCTCGGTGCCATGACGGAGGATGATGCCCGTCCGGAGGCTCTGCGCCGTTTTGAACTGATGGTGGAAGAGGTGGCGCGTAACGCGTCCGCAGTGGCACAGAACACGGCAGCCGCGAAGAAGTCAGCCAGTGATGCCAGCACATCTGCCAGTGAGGCGGCAACTCATACAACCGATGCTGCAGGCTCAGCTCGTGCCGCCAGCACGTCAGCCGGACAGGCTGCATCATCTGCTCAGTCAGCATCTTTCAGCGCAGGAACGGCATCAACAAAGGCCAGTGAAGCATCGAAAAGTGCTGCTGCTGCAGAGTCCTCAAAAAGCGCGGCAGCTACCAGTGCCGCTGCGGCGAAAACGTCAGAAACGAATGCGGCAGCGTCACAACAATCAGCAGCCACTTCTGCATCCGCCGCGACCACGAAGGCGTCAGAAGCTGCCACCTCAGCCCGGGATGCGGCGGCCTCAAAAGAGGCGGCAAAATCATCAGAAACGAGCGCAGCCTCGAGCGCCAGTAGTGCAGCCTCCTCGGCAACAGCGGCAGGAAATTCCGCGAAGGCGGCAAAAACGTCCGAGACGAACGCTAAGTCTTCTGAGACGGCAGCAGCACAGAGTGCCTCCGCAGCAGCAGACTCAAAAACAGCGGCTGCCTCATCTGCCAGCGCCGCGTCAACAAATGCCGGGCAGGCCTCAGCCAGTGCCACCGCTGCCGGAAAGTCGGCAGAAAGCGCCGCATCATCCGCTTCAACAGCCACAACGAAGGCTGGCGAAGCCACTGAACAGGCCACGGCAGCAGCGAGGTCAGCTTCCGCAGCGAAGACATCCGAAACGAACGCGAAAGCGTCGGAAACCAGCGCAGAATCCTCAAAAACGGCTGCCGCATCGTCAGCCAGTTCGGCGGCGTCATCGGCATCATCGGCGTCTGCTTCAAAAGATGAGGCGACCAGACAGGCGTCAGCAGCGAAGGGCAGCGCCACGACGGCATCCACGAAGGCGACAGAGGCAGCTGGCAGTGCGACGGCGGCAGCTCAGAGCAAAAGTACGGCGGAATCCGCGGCAACGCGCGCCGAGACAGCAGCAAAACGGGCAGAGGATATTGCATCCGCCGTGGCGCTTGAGGATGCGAGCACGACGAAAAAGGGGATAGTACAGCTCAGCAGTGCGACTAACAGCACTTCCGAGTCACTGGCGGCAACGCCAAAAGCCGTTAAGGCCGCGTATGAGCTGGCTAACGGGAAATACACCGCACAGGATGCAACGACAGCACAGAAAGGGATAGTTCAGCTTAGCAACGCGACCAACAGCACATCTGAAATGCTGGCGGCAACGCCAAAGTCGGTAAAGGCAGCCTATGACCTTGCTAACGGGAAATATACTGCTCAGGACGCTACGACAGCACAAAAAGGAATTGTCCAGCTCAGTAGTGCAACCAACAGCGCATCTGAAACGCTTGCCGCGACACCGAAAGCAGTGAAAGCAGCTAATGATAATGCGAATGGTCGGGTACCTTCTGCCCGTAAGGTGAATGGTAAGGCGCTTTCAGCGGATATAACACTGACGCCGAAAGATATTGGTACGCTTAACTCAACAACAATGTCATTCAGCGGTGGTGCTGGTTGGTTCAAATTAGCAACGGTAACCATGCCACAGGCGAGTTCTGTTGTTTCAATTACGTTGATTGGTGGCGCGGGATTTAACGTGGGGTCACCTCAACAGGCAGGTATATCTGAACTTGTTTTGCGTGCAGGTAATGGTAATCCGAAGGGGATTACTGGTGCTTTATGGCAGCGCACATCGACAGGGTTTACAAATTTTGCCTGGGTCAATACATCTGGTGATACTTACGATATTTACGTTGCAATCGGAAATTATGCGACTGGTGTAAATATTCAATGGGATTATACCAGTAATGCCAGCGTGACGATTCATACGTCACCAGCATATTCTGCTAATAAGCCGGAAGGGTTAACGGACGGTACAGTTTATTCACTCTATACGCCATCAGAGCAGTTTTATCCGCCTGGCGCACCAATCCCGTGGCCATCAGATACCGTTCCGTCTGGCTATGCCCTGATGCAGGGGCAGACTTTTGACAAATCTGCATACCCGAAACTTGCAGCCGCTTATCCGTCAGCCGTGATCCCTGATATGCGTGGCTGGACGATTAAGGGCAAACCCGCCAGTGGTCGTGCCGTATTGTCTCAGGAACAGGACGGCATTAAATCGCACACCCACAGCGCCAGCGCATCCAGTACGGATTTGGGGACGAAAAACACATCGTCGTTTGATTACGGAACCAAATCCACGAATAACACCGGGGCGCATACCCATAGTATTAGCGGGACTGCAAATAGTGCCGGTGCGCACCAACACAAGAGTTCCGGTGCATTTGGTGGCACGAACACGAGCATTTTCCCTAATGGTTATACCGCGATTTCAAATCTAAGCGCGGGGATTATGAGCACAACAAGCGGTAGTGGCCAGACTCGTAATGCAGGGAAGACATCATCAGATGGTGCTCATACCCACTCGCTGTCCGGCACTGCTGCAAGCGCAGGCGCACATGCACATACTGTCGGTATTGGTGCTCATACGCACTCCGTTGCGATTGGCTCACACGGACACACCATCACCGTTAACGCTGCTGGTAACGCGGAAAACACCGTCAAAAACATCGCATTTAACTATATTGTGAGGCTTGCATAATGGCATTCAGAATGAGTGAACAACCACGGACCATAAAAATTTATAATCTGCTGGCCGGAACTAATGAATTTATTGGTGAAGGTGATGCATATATTCCGCCTCATACAGGTCTGCCAGCAAACAGTACCGATATTGCACCGCCAGATATTCCGGCTGGCTTCGTGGCTGTTTTCAACAGTGATGAGTCATCGTGGCATCTTGTTGAAGACCATCGGGGTAAAACAGTTTATGACGTGGCATCAGGGGACGCGTTATTTATTTCTGAACTCGGCTCATTACCGGAAAATGTTACCTGGTTATCCCCGGAAGGGGAGTTTCAGAAGTGGAACGGCACAGCCTGGGTGAAGGATACGGAAGCAGAAAAACTGTTCCGGATCCGGGAGGTGGAAGAAACAAAAAACAGCCTGATGCAGGTAGCCAGTGAGCATATAGCGCCGCTTCAGGATGCTGTGGATCTGGAAATCGCAACGGAGGAAGAAACCTTGTTGCTGGAAGCCTGGAAAAAGTATCGGGTATTGCTGAACCGTGTTGATACGTCAACTGCACAGGATATTGAATGGCCAGTAGCACCTATAGGGTAAATTCGTAATGATTACCTAAATACGTTATTCTTTTGTTCAAAAAGTGATTTTGCTATAGATAGGGAGTATGTTCTTGGATTAAGAATAAAAATCGCCATGAAAGAGCTTCATGGCGAGTACATAAACGTACAAAATGTGATGAAAGTAGAGTGGCGTAAGCCACTATATTAAGATGTGACAATAGCGAAGAAAAGTAAATAACATTTTATGGACGTTTAATTGTTAATTATAAAAACTAGAGTGCCCGATATTGTTTACCTTGCTTTAAAATAATGTACTCAAACCAAATTTTTGAGCTAAAAGCTCAAATAATATAAATGCAATAATAATGTTTAATAAGACAATTAGCTTGCTTTGTATTTTCATTTCGGAATACTGTTAAGTAACTTTGATGACCCTAACAATAGATCGGAATTTTCTTAGAGTCAATGGTCACTGTTTTTGCTTGCAAAGCAAATGTTTTGGTGGTTATAAGTTGTCTTAATATAGTCACGCATGCAACTTGTTCCATGCGGAGATTAAAGATTGGAATATAACGCTAAGATGGAATTAAATTACATTTGCAATAATCAATTTATTATTACTCAATAATTACCGATATTATTATTGTAAATTAATCATTAGAGTGCAAAAAGAAATGTAACGGCAAAATAAGAGGACGATAGCTGAGAAAAAAGCGTGCTTTCCCAATCTGGGGCAAATCACGTCTGAATGACACCTGAAAACAGGTGGTAGCCTCAAGAAGGCTTGGAATATTCTTCTTTAATGTTATGTAATTCATTGATTTTTCGTGTACGATTTAAAGACATTTATTCCAAGAAAAATTTTTAACTCTTTGATTTTTCGACTCTGTATCATCGGTCTCGAAAACCGGAGTAGGGGCAACTCTACCGGGGGTTCAAATCCCCCTCTCTCCGCCACTTTATCAATGACTTATCTCCCGACTTCCCGCCTTGCTTTTCCTAAACAGAACAATCGTAGAATATTCTTGAAGGGTTAGATCGTCACTGTTTTCTGTTCGATACTGTGACATTCAGCACTTGATTCGCTATGGATCTGACAGGAAGGTTTTGAGCGAAAATTTGCAGTTATTCAGTCGTTTTCTTATCGGTCACCATTATTCTTTTAGACATTGATCCTACAAAGCTGCCGCAAAGTTGGTGGTGGGAACTGAAGTTGCGTAGAGAAGGGGTCAATACCCGGAGGCAAACATGGGCTGGCAAAAGTGTAGCGGTATTAGGCGCAGCTATTTAGCCTAGTTATGTTTTATGAAAACTTGATATCATATAAGTGTCTTACTTATTGGCTGTAAATAAGTTTTTCCTAAGGAATTGTTTCTTGAGTATCATTTGTAACTGTAACGGAATTTATAATCCTTTGCTTTATTGTTACGGTATTTTTTATCACACCCTATTTTTTATGTGGTTTTTTATACTGAAGTTTGGCAAAGTGAACTTTATATGCATATACTTCATCCTGGTTTCAGTTAAGTTGGGTGGATGATATGGCAACTACATGTTCAGTTATATTGATTTTGGAGTCCTTTGATGTTTATTTCGGAAAAGAGAGTGTGTTTCTGGAGAGAGGTTCATCTGTACTTGTCGACTCTAGCTCTAGAGATTTTTTCCTGACATATCCTGAAAGAGTGATAGTGGCGGATTTTGGCGCTGAGTTTATTAGTCGCTATTTGAAAGCTAATAACTTAAGGGATATTTCTGATTGTAGGGAATATCCATCTTATTTAAAAATAAACTTTGCTGACTTCAGTTTAATTAAAGGATTAATTAGTTGGGCTAATCACTGTGCTGAATACATAGAAATTTTTGATGAGTCTATTGCTTTTACATGTCTCTCTGCATTTTCTTCTGAAAAACAATTTGGAGTATTTCTGTTTGAATGTTTGAAAAGCACAGGGGCTAAAGTTAAAACGATTATTCATACGGATTTATCTGCACCATGGCGTCTTAAGGATATATCATCAAGATTATATCTCAGCGAAAGTTTACTAAAGAGGAAATTGAAAGAAGAGGGGGTATCATTCAGTAAGATCATACTTGATGAGAGGATGCAAATGGCTGAATATTTACTCAGCACTCGTTGTTATCCTATTAGTAAAGTAGCTAAGGTCTGTGGTTATGCCAGTGTCTCATACTTTACTTATGTATTTAGACGTTATTTTGGTGTTTCTCCAAGTCAATACTCTCAGAGCAGTTCAGAAAGTAAAATTCTTACTCACCAGGGAATCTGATCATTGTTCTTGCCCCCTTATTTCCAGACAGGGGGTGTATCTTAAGTTAACGTTACCCGCTGACGTCGATATTCTCGCGGAGAGCGATAACCCAACGCACTGTGCGGATGGTTTTCATTGTAATGTTCGATCGCCACTGCAAGATTATGCAATGCCGTTCTTACATTCGGTTTCGGCATGAACGCGATGTAGTCTTCCTTCATCGTTTTCACGAACCTTTCTGCCATTCCATTACTCTGAGGACTGCTGATTGCCGTTGTGCAGGGCTCCAGATTCAACTCTCTGGCGAACTGCCATGTTTCATGCGCTCTATACGCTGAACCGTTATCTGTCAGCCACTGGATGGACTGTTCCGGTACTTTATCGCCAAAGCGTTTTTCTATCGCTCCTAACATGACATCCTGCACTGTCGCTTTATCGTAACCTCCCGTGCTTGCGGCCCAGTCTATGGCTTCACGATCGCAACAGTCCAGGGCGAACGTAACACGCAGTTTTGAATCGCCACGGGTTTAACAGACACCTCAGAGTCATTTAAGATGGCTTAAAGAGAGGTGCCCATGAGCGGTAAGCGTTATCCCGAAGAGTTTAAAACTGAAGCAGTCAAACAGGTTGTTGATCGCGGTTATTCTGTTGCCAGCGTTGCAACACGTCTCGATATCACCACCCACAGCCTTTATGCCTGGATAAAGAAGTACGGTCCGGATTACTCCACTTTTTCATCAAGCCAATCCGCCCACCACTGCATCATTTCTCTGCGCTTATCGAGATACTGA